AACTGTTGACGTACTTTTGAATTGTTGAATGTCTTGATGCGTTCAATCAAGTCTTCGTCTGTATTGATGTAGTTTAGAGTAGCGGCATCTAACTTTTGAAATATCTTTCCAGCGTCAGATAGAATTGCTGTCACTTGGTCATTCTCTGATTGTGTCAACGTAGCTTTGCCCGATACGTCTTGATAGACTGCACTTGTCATCCAAACGTTTGGTGTCTTTGTGAGTGTACTTAGAATGTCTTTGCCGAAGACCGCTGACATTGTTTCGAATGTATCGCCTTCGTAAAATGTGTGCCAGACAATCCCAATTTTAGCACGTTTTATCTCTCTAGCAAGATCACTTTCTGACGGTACTGCATAGACTAGGGTGTTTGGGTGAAACGTGACGTATGATTCACCTTCGATTGTTTCTGTCTTCAAGTCTGCTTGTGTGAATAGCAAGTCGCCTTGAATAACGCCTTTGATGTTGATCTTAGGCAAATACATCAAACATGCTTTGAGTTTGTCTGCTAAATCACCAGATGTGTCCGCATCAACTTCTGCTGGAGTTTTATATACTTTGGGATTTTTATTGAAGACACCCTTCTTCGCAACAAAGAATTTGCCGTCTGTTGGGTCTTGTCCTGCAAAGACTGCTGGCGCACCATCCCACTTGACTGAAATGTCAACTTTGTTTTTGGAATGTCCAGCAAGCATATCACGCACCGCTCTGAGTGCGTTTATGCTATCTCTAGTCCCTTCAACACCACCATTCAGAACATCGTCTTCCGCATGTTCCATGTGAGTGTTTTTCTTCTCAATAAGATATTCTTTAAATTTAAACATAATAGGTCTGTCGTTGCTATAGACCTATTTATAATTATCTTCGCATCAATGCCTGGTCTTTTGCGTCATCATCAGAGAAAATAGGAACTGCATTGCTTTTGTGTAGCGTACCAATGCCAATCATCTTGTCACCAGTGTAAACTTTACCATGAATTGGCTTAGTGCAACTGTCACCAGCTGTGGCTAAACTTGGATACTTTGGTGTTTCACGGATGTTTTCTTTTGCAGGCTTGTATGCTTCCACAGTCTTAGGCTTTTTGAAGCCTTTAGAGAATGAAGTGGTTGGCAAATTATCTAGCCATTGTTGATACTCTGCAACTTTCTTTGCAGGAGTTTTTTTCTTCTTTGATTTTTGGTATGTGTAAATCAGCATAATTTATCTACATTCTGTCCAGGACGATTCATTCTACGATTCATTTCAATACGTGCTTCTTCTGTCACTTCACGTAGATGTTTAACCCTACGCTCTTCTAAACGCAATTCATCAATTCTTCTCTCCGTTCTGTTGAGAATAAGCTGGTCATACATCCTATCATTGTATACTTTAATTGATTCTACATTCATTTTAACACCAAGAATGCTAACATAATGCTTTGCATGAAAAATCCAATGCCGTTTGACAACATGTATAACTTATCTTTCATTATAGCAGATCGAATGAAGAATAGCAACAGGCCTGACCAAATTAGAATGACCATGCTCAATGGCGGCAATATTGTTGGTTCACCTTGAATTGCTAAGTACGTTACTGGTACTGTAGAACCATGAATTAGAATCAATCCGATCCAGCCACAGATTTCTCCAAACTGACGTACAATCCAATTATACCATTCTGTAACTTTTATCATTTCAAATTTCTTTTTTAAGTAGTTTAAAGGTAGGTTTAAATTTTTGATAGAGTCCGACTTCACGTCCATATGCTTCAATCTCCCATAATGATTCCCAATATTCATCACCTTGGTATTGTTCTCGTTGAAACGTCACCAAGTTCCCTCTTTCATGGAATTTTAATTCACCTTTTGCGTATTGCTTAACGTGAACCATTTCATGTGCAAGGCATTGTAAAACACGCTTGCCAAGTTTATTCCATTCCAAATTTATTACAAATTGTTTATTACTTGGTAGTCCTAGAATATCATCTTTAGGAAACGCTTCACCAAGTATTTTGGTTTTTACATAAAAATCTTTTATGACGTTTATGTTAATTTCTAATGTATTTGACAACCTATCACTCATCAAACGACTAGCATAAAAATGCGTAGCCATCTTTAATATTTTTCTCTCTTTTGGTGTCAAGGTTACCCCTTTTGCCCTGAGAATGAGTTTCATGTCATATGCCTTTCTTAACAATATCTATTATAGTACAGTTATGGTATCTTGTCAAGACATATTTAGTGAAAGACTGGTATTTCACATCATGAAATTAAACCTTTAGATTGCCAAAATCTCGGTTTTTCTGCATTCTTTTGCCAAATCCAGACTTATCGAACACTGGTTTGTCATCTTCAATCTGCCCACTATCGGAAATGTTAGTCTGCGCTGACTCTTCTGCATCATAGAGTTTCATTTTTGCTCTGTCAACACCAATCACAAAACGTTTATTTGTCGTTGGATCGCTGTATCGATTCTTTAATTGCTTGACCATAATCTGATTTAAGTCTGCAAGTTCTTCGGTTGAAATCAAAGCAAACATCAAATCAGCAGTAGCAGGCAAACCAAAAGATTCTGAAGTATCTTCAAGTCCAACGTCAGAGTTTGTGTAACCACTTCTCGTTGTTTGTGTAGCTGATACGACAGGCACTTTGTGTTCAACTGCAAGACCACGCAGTTCTTCTGCAATAGCTTTGATGTATGTGTAAGAGTTAATAGAAGAACCCATCTTCATACGTGCGGAAGAACAGATATTCAAATAGTCGATGTAAATGATATCGGGAATGAATTGACGTTTCAACTTCAACTCATTCAACAAATGTGCAAAGTGATTTACGTTTGCACTAGCGGTTGGATATTCTTTGATGATTAGTTTGCCTTTAGTCTTCTCACGTAAAGATTCAACTTTCTTCAAGTATGTTTCTTTAGGCATACCGATCAGTCTGTCAAGTTCAACATTCATCAAGTTAGCATCGATACGTTCAGCAATACGTTCTTCAGCCATTTCCATTGTGATGTAGAGAACGTTCTTACCCATTGTTAGATTGGCTGCCGCACAATGACACATGAACAGAGATTTACCAACACCAGTACCAGCAAGAACAATGTTCAAAGATTTTTCTGCAAGGCCACCTTTAGTGATTCTATTCAGATAGTCAAGATCGAATGGGATTCGTCTTTCGACTTTATGATAGAAGTCATATCGGGTTTCTGCATCATCAATAAAATCATGACCAATATGATTATCAAAAGAAACTGAAAGCGCATCTGCTAGAATTTTAGGGATTGAACCTTTATCAAGTTTCTCTGTTTTGCTTTTATCTTTATCATCCAGAATTTGAATACTCTGCATGATGCCATTGTAGATAGCTTTTTCTTGGCAGAAATCTTCTGTTACATCGATCAGCCATTTAGTGTCTGATACTTCAGGATCAATTGTAATTGATTTGATAAGCGCAACAGTTTTCTTGTGTTGGTCATCAGTTAAGTTTACTCTCTTATCAATCTCAATGACCAACGCTTCTTTCGTTGGCATTGAGTTGTACTTGTTTACGTAAGTTTGAATCTCATCGAACAAAAGTTTTTCTGATGGTTCTTGAAAATATTCACCTTTAATAAATGGTAATGTTTTTCGTGTATACTCTTCATCCAGTAATAGGTGTTTGAGTATTTTTTGTTCCAAGTTCATTCTTATACCTTTTCTCTGCTTCGTCTAATGCATGTTTCAGCAAGTCATTTAAAACCTCACCAAGATATGATTCAAATTTATCATTACCTTTGAGTTCTTTGTGTTCTTCACTTATTATATCATAGTTGAAGCCAATTGAATAGGTTCCGTCAGGGTTTTCTTCATCGGCAAAATTGATTTCACCAAAATGAAATACTGTGCCTTTAAAATCACCATCAGTAATTCTAATTGTTGCGACAACATCTTTATCTTTGTATCTGATATCGCTTTCGGTGATTTCGTAAGTTTCTTCAATCTTCACTTGCCAACTCCAATTCTTCTTCATCGACAACGCCCTCAACTGCATCTTGACCATATAAAAATTCTTTCTTACATGCTTCGTCAATCAATGCTAAGATATCAGGTGTGAAATACTTTTCTGGCTCTTCGTTGATGTTCTTGCCAAATACTTTAGTGCCATTAGCAAGTTCATATCGTGTAGACACTTTCTTGATGATGCCATACTTCTCTGCAATTTCAAGCAAGCCAAAGTATCTGTCAAGACCTGTGCTATACGTAATCTTGACTTCAACTTGAGAGTTCTCTTTTGTCAAACGTGACTTCTGCAACTTACAACGAACGATGTTACCAACAACTGCTGTGCCGTCTTTGTCTTTACGCTTAGACAAGTAAACGATTGTTGATGCTGTGTATTTCAAGCCAGAACCACCAGACATTTCTTTAGTTGGAACGTATGCACCAACAACATCATAAACGTGATTCGTTACAAGCAAAGGCACACCAATCTTAGCAAGTTTCAAATTCAATACACGAAATGTTGCTTTGAGAATTTGACTCTTGGTCATATCTTTTGTTTCTTTACCTTCAGCAGTATCTTCCATTTCTTTTGTAGAAGACAACTGACCAAGCGAATCAAGAACCATCATCATTGGCTTACGCTTTGATTCTGCTTGTGCTTGATACTTCTCAATGATTTGCAATGCAGTATGACGAAACTTTTGAATCGTATCTGGCTCAGAGATAACAACTCGTTTAGTATCTACACCACGTGACTCCATCATATGTTTTGTGACAGCGGCTTCAGTATCAAAGTAGATAACACCGCCTTCGGGATTTGCGTCAAGGAATTGTTTGACAATGCCAAGCACAAAGAATGTTTTACCAGTTGAAGATTCACCAGCGAATGCAGTCACTTTATTATTAGGTACACCACCATAAATGCTACCTGATAGAACAGCATTCAATGCATACGAACCTGTATCAATACAACCACTATACTCAGCAGATGCGCCACCATCAGATAAAATCTTAGTGTCTTCATCTTTCAATTGGTCAACTAAATCTGTAAAAAAATTGCTCATAAATTATCTCTCCATAAAAACATAGTATAACATAAAATCATCCTCTAGTCAATGACAGCACTTTATCAATTTGCTCTTGAATCTTTGCGGTACGATTGGGCCAGTAGATATATTCTTTTTCGGGGTTCTTCATCAAGTTAACTAGCAATGGCATAATTAACTGTTCTAACGTTTTAAGATTTTCTTTTACTTCATCTTCCATCTTATCACGTTCTGCATCTAGTCCAAGTTTACCATCATTATATAATGCAAGCACTTGATCTAGTTTATCTTCAACTCTTTGTAGAGATTCTGAAGATTGTGTTATTGTTTCACGTACAATAATTGTTTCTTCTAGTGTGCTTGGGTCAACTGTTCTATTGACTTCTGATTCATCAATTGCACTAAAACCAAAATCATCTTGTTGTCTGAATGCAAGATACTCTTGCGGTATTTTTCTTGTTGTCATGCGAAAAAACTCTCCAATGAAGAAACACGTTCAGTTCTCCAACCAATTGTGTTTACGATTGTTTTTAATGGATCAAGATATGCTTTATCAAACTGCGTATCGTAGTCGATATATTTTTCTACGCCAAACTCTTTAGGCAAGACAGTCAGAATAGAAAATACATTCTCTTGAACTGGATTTGGAACTTTCATGTAACAGAATTTAGTCTTATCGCCATCCTGAATAAGTTGATACTTCTTAGTCAGTTTATACTTTTTCAGAAACGCATTAAACATTATCGCACCACGCACATGCATAGGTGTGCCCTTTGAATATAGTTCCGAACTACTCATGTATTTAGATAGATCACTAACACCTCGTGGGAATGCAATGTCTTCAAATGGAAGAGTTTTGAATTCTTGTTTGAACGCTTCAACAAAAGTTTGAAACTCTGCTTCATTACCATTCATCACAATCTTCAGAGACTCTTTAATTTTATCACGACACGACATTGGTGTAGAAGACTTGACAGCTTCAATACCCATCATCTTTAGTTTTGGCTCTGCGAAACGAACACCCTCAGAGTCATACACGTTTAGAATGTAACGCTTCTTTGCAGTCCAGATACCTTTGTTTGCAATCACCTCACGCTTCATCTGCATCTTCTGCTCAAATGAATTCATGTAGTCTGCTAGTTCTTGGTATGACTTGTCGATGAATGGTTCAAACTTTTCGGTACACGCTTTGTCAACGAAATCAACAATCGTTTCAATTTTCGCTTCACTCTTCGATCCGTAGACCATATGTACCAGCGGACCAAGATTGACGTATACAGAGTCCGTATCCGATGCGATGACATAATCAATATCCTTAGTTTTCAATAGTTTGTTTAGATAACCATTTAACTTCTTTTCGATCCAGCGAATGGAAAGTTGACCAGACAAAGTAATTGCTTCTGCTTGTCTAGTATCAAAGAATCTAAAGTATTGATTACCAAGGGCACCATAAGCAGAGTTCAATTGTACTTTCTTCGCAAGTTGCAAGTTTTTGTACTTTGAAATCTGATTTGTTAGTTCACGTTTACGTTCTTTGTTTGTTTCTTTTTCATATGCCTTCTGTGCTTCAATCATTTTCTTTTTATACAATGATCGATCATCATACATGCGTTGCATCATAGCAGGTAAGAAGCCTTGCTTGTCACGCTTGAAATAATGTCCATTGGCTGCCATGCAATATTCACCTTGTGATTGATACTCACCATCTAGCAAATTATCAATAGAGATACTTGTGTGGCGACCTTCAACAATTGTTTCTGGTGAAATATTGTATTGCATAATCAAGTGTGGATACAATGAGTTCAAGTCAAATGAGACAACCCATTCATGCATACCAACGAGTGGGTCTTTCACATAAGCACCAGCAAATTGTGAATCTTTTGATGTGTGAGCATTTTGTGGCACAACAATATTCTGTTCAATCAAATCATTATGAATCAAAGTATCCCACATACGCACCTGCGTGAACACATCGTTGTAATTAACTTTAGCATCGTATGCCAGCGCCAGCGCCATGTCAATCAATTGCATCTTTGCATCAATACGATCCACAAGTTCAACGTCATGGATGTTGTATTCAATAAACTTTTGAAAGTTTGTTTTGTACAATTGATGTAGACTTTCAACTTCTGAGTAGTCTAGTTTCTTTTCACCAAGTTCAAGATACGCAATGTGATTAAGACTAAAACTTTCTTGTTGTGAGTAAGTAAACTTCTTATATAACTCAAGATAGTCAAGTGTGGCAATACCAGACAATTCATAAATCGTTTCTTTTTTGAAACTTAGAACAGTCGTTCCTCCAGGATTTTTACCCAACATTCTTTCGCTAATCATTTTCCAAGGAGACAGGCGCCTTACTGTTTCTTCACCAAGAAGTCGTTTGATTCGATTGTGCAGATATGGAATATCAAAAAACTTAATATTCCAACCAGTCACAATGTCTGGAGATGTTTGTTCCCACATTTCGAGAAAACACATGATGAGATTATTTTCATCACGACACTTCGTATATGTTACATCATCACGATTATTATCGTAGTCGCCACAGCCAAACACATAGAAGTGTTCAGCTATCTTGAACGTGATTGCAGTAATTGGTTCACTCGCAGACTCAGGTTCAGGAAAGCCATTTTCAGAACCAACCTCAATGTCAATATTTGCAATCTTAATTTGTGATGGATCGTAATCTACTTTGCCCGGATATGCTTCGTTGATGTACACATAAGGAAAGTTTGTTGAGCCATAAACTTTGAAGTTGTCAACATCTTCATAACGTTTCATAAACTCGGTAGCATCACGCATTGTGCCCTGCGATACTGCCGCAAGCGATTGTCCATCTAGTGTTCGATACTCAGCATCTTTAGTTCCAGCAGGCAAATACAATGTTGGATTGTATTCAATCTTTTCGTTAAATCTTCTGCCGTCTTTGTAGCCACGAACAAGAATTTGATTACCAAGTTTAGAGAAGTGTGTGTAAAATTTCATTAAATAATAATAGATTGTTTTTTAGGCATAACTATACCTGAACCGTATATCTCATTATACTTGTTTTCAATCTCTGGTGCAACCGAAACATCATATATTATATTGGAACGAAGGATATCTACCTTTTTCTGTTCGGAAAAGATAAGCATAGGTTGCATTTGAAGACTTGCTTTACCACTTGAGTTCATTCCGATTCCAAGCACACATGGATTTTCGATTGAAATTAAATCACCACTACGTTCTGTAATGTTGCCAACAATTTCTTCACCAGTGCTTAATTTTAAAATTCTAAGTTCATTTTGCATAATATATCTCCATAATTAAAAATGGGTGCCATTGCGGCACCCACGGGTTTATTTAAAACGCTCTGGGAAGTTTAAACGTTCCCATTCTTCATCGGATACTGGCCACCAGTTCATACCCAACCCTCAAGATCAATGATTGGATGTACTTCCCAACCATCTCTCTTCCATCTTAAAAGCATTAGTAGTGCATTAATCATAATACACGTTTTGCTTTTTCAGCATATCCGCTAGCGTTTTGTTTATATTTTCTCGCATCTTGAATTCCTTCAAGTAGTGCAATAAAGAATTGTTTCACTAATTTCATAACATGTCATCCTCAGTCAAAAATTGCTTAGTAGATTTTTTAGTTTTAGATTCAGCATCTTTAACTTCAATCTTCTTAGGCTTCTTGTGTTCTGGAATGATTCGCTCCAAAGCAATCTTCAACATACCATTAATCAAAGCGGCATCTTGAATTTCGATTTGGTCATCAAGCGCAAATGTGCGAGTGAACGCACGATTAGCAATTCCTCTGAACAAGAAATTATCTCCATCATCTTTTGTATTGCCAGCAACAATTAATTTGTTGTCTTCAAAAGTGATATCGATTTCTTGTTTACCAAAACCAGCAACAGCAATTTCAATGACATAAGTATTGTCACCAGTCTTGCGAATGTTGTAAGGTGGATAGTTAGGAATGTTTTTAGTAACGTCATCATGTATCTTTGCTAGACGATTGAATTGCTCATCGAAGCCAACAAAGAATTTATCAAAGTCTTTAAAACCTGGACCGCTAAAGATAGCGGGAATTGGTGTGTGTCCCATTTTGTATCTCCTCTTACTTAGTTTTTGAAAACGCTTTTTTAGCGTCAAAAGTATATGCAGACATGCCAAGAGTTGTAAAAAACTTATTGACTTCTACTGCAACGGCTTTTGCGTAAAGTGTTTGCGCTTCAATGAAAGTATTGAGGGGTTTTGCAAGTTCTTCATTCTTGACGAATGTTTTGACGAATTGCGTTTTTGTGCTTTGAAAAGCATCGATAGCACTATTAATGTTATGTAACATAGTTTCTCCTATTAAGCGAGTTTAAAAAATTCGATACCCCGAAGGCGTATCATTAATCCTGCTTACTGGCTACAGGGACACCTTATCGTAGTGTCAGCTTTAGACGCTCCTAAGGTAGAAGAGCCATTATTAACGTTCCCATCCCTGAGATACGTTTATTTATAACAGATTAAGCCTGTCCAACCATTCTGCGTGAAACAAAATATGTTGTATTACCTTCTGTGTTCATTGCTGTACGAACTTTATATCCGCACTGGCGCAAGTCGCTCATACGGGCACGAAGGTTTTTAACGCCAAACAAAGACCGTGCTTGTGGTGCAGAGATTCCACGACCAGTACCACGCAAGTACGATACCAAGAGTTCTGTCTGTGTTTTGCTAGAATTTACAAATGCCATTTTATATACCTCATCAATTAATGATAAAAAATTTACTAAGAATTATTTCTTAGCGTCTGTTTTAGCTTCCGCTTTTTTAGCTTCTGCTTTTTTAGCCTCTGCTCTTTCGGCTTTCTCTTTTGGAGTAATCACTTTGGGACGTGGTTTCTCTTTAGAGTCTGCTGTAGGAGCAGGTGCTGGTGCTGTTGTTGCAGGTTTATCAGCAGGTTTTTTTTCTGCTGGTTTGTCTGCCGCAACGGCAACTAGGGAGAGAGTAGTCAATGCTACTGCTGTCAATACTTTAATAGATTTCATATAGTTTCCTAAATTTGTCTTGAGATAACATTATCTCATAATATATAACGTTTGTCAAGTGCTTGACGTTGACCGGTAATCATCTTCTCTCTTTTTAGTTCCAATATTATATTTGGCAGTTAAGAGCCATTCATTTTTTTCTTTATAAGATATGATTTTAATTTGAGACAATGGTGCTACAGGCTCTTCAACATTTGTTGCTTTGGGAACAATTTCAATTAATCCCCATTCGGCTAATAGCTTTGCAATTGTGTTTCTTCTCGCCAAATCGTTCTCTTCAAAATCAGTTGGTTTGCCATCTAGTGCAAATAACTCTTTAAAATGTACAATATAATATTTACCTTTTTTGTGTAGAATATGACATGATTGGTATAGGGTTTTATCTTTACGTGATGCCACGCCAATACGGGTTAGTGTCTCTTTCACTTTCAAAAAATCGTCTTCTTGTTTTAATCTTACTTCAAGTAAGTCTTCAATGTTCACCGCCATTCTTTTTCTCCTTAGACTTCAAGCCACCTTTTTCTAATTTTTCTCGCATGATTTTAAGCTGGTCAGAGGTTATGAGATTCTGCACTTGTCTAGCTTTAGTATAACTATAGCCAAAAAATTCTGAAATCACATTAATGTCCTCAACTATTTCATTCTTAAACCACTTACTGAAGCGTTTTCGTGGTCTAATGGTATTTAGCAAATACAAAAATTGAGGTTTATTTTCGAGAAAATGGCGACCGTTCATCTCATTTGCATAGAGTACGGTGTCTGAGAAGTAAGAAAGTCCTTTATTAACGATGTACGCATTGTACGATTTTTCTGATAATTCATCATTGTCGGTGCCAACCATCAAGTTTTCTTTTGATTGGTTGATAGCGTTTAAATAGTCAAATGGTGTCATATTAGTACTTTGATGTGGTGTATTTCATCATTTCATTAATGACGGAATCTTCTACTTTAAACATTGGAATTACTGCGTCTTGTTCAATTGGCACTAATACCATTTCATCAATCCATCCATTTGATCGTGTGATGTTTCTAACTTTACATCTGAAATTGTTTTCAATGCGAAACAACCAACCACTCCATCTATAATGATATTTGGGTGCAGGAATGGTAACAAAATAAAATTCATCAACACTTCTGCATTTTGTCAACTGACTTTTCTTGAATGCAATTGCACCTTCAGTAATGAATGGTGTGCCAACTTTGACTTCAACAGTCTTGCCATCAGCCACCAAATCTTTTTCAGAATCAAAATTGTCTAATGAAAATTCAACTTTTCGATTTTTAGCAAGATAGTTACCAACATATTTCTCACCAATCTTACCGAGAATTTCAATTTTCTGTTCTCTTGTCAATACTGTTTTCATCATTTGAACTCACAGTCAACCATCACTTCAGTTAAGAAAGCAACAAAGTTAATTTCTTGGTCAACGACAAACGCAGACTTGTATTGATAGTCGGCAAGCAATAGAACCATACGTGGAACAGAATCAGCCTTCAAGCATTCGTTGCTGTTGTCAAAGATTCGTTTGAATAGTACTGCTGGTTCATTGTCTAGATTCTCTGCAACCCACTTACGCATACCTGTGAAGTCTTTTGCTTTCAATCGTTCAACTAATGACTTGAAATTGTCACTTGAGATATTTGCAAGAATTCCAGTATCAATCTTACCTGTAGCAGAGTAACGTTGCAGTTCATTAAGAACACGTCTCCAATCAGGAAAGTGTTTCATAATAAGTTCAGCAACAACCTTCTCTTCAAATTCTACATTTTCTTTTTGTAGAATGCCAGTCATACGTTTCATAAAACGACCAGCAAGTTTTGGTTTGTCTGATGCGTTTATTTTAAATTGTACAACGGAGCACCTGCTGTGAAGAGGGGCGATGATACGATTAAGAAAGTTGCAAGTAAGGATAAAACCACAGTTAGCAGAAAACTCTTCCATGAAGTTCCTGAGTGCGGGTTGAGTAGATTGCGGATTGAGATAATCAGCCTCGTCAAGAATAACATATTTGCGACCACCTGAGAATGATACAGTTGAGGCAAAGTTTTTAATTTCATTTCGCAAGGTATCGATGTTGCCGTTCATCGAACCATTAATAACAATATAATTACATCCAAGTTCTTCGAGCATAGCCTTGGCGATAGTAGTTTTACCAACGCCAGGGCCGCCCGTAAGAATTAGATTGGGAACGTTCTTTTGGTCAACGAATTGTTGGAACGTAGCCTTTAAGTCTGCTGGAAGAATTGTGTCTTCAACAGTTTTTGGTCGATACTTTTCGACCCACAAGAAATCTTGTAGCATGTGTTCACCTTATCATAACATAAAAATATATTCTAACACATTGCATGTTAGAATGCAAGCGAGTGTTACTTAGCCACACTCTCATAAAGGGACTCAACATCATCTTGTTCTTGTTGAATCTCGGTGAAGTTTTGTTTGTGATAAATCTTTGCAAGTTTGCGAGTGTACTTTTTAGGCAACTCAAATTTATCTTCTACTGTAGTCAGAATGTCTTTAATCAAATCACGTACTGCTTCAATGCGAGTGAGTGAGTTTGAAATTTCAACAAGTGCATCTAGAATCTTTTTACGGTCTTCTGATGAAGACGGAACAATCACGTTACTCATAATATTAACCTTCGTACTTAGAGCCAGCTTCAGTAGCAATCCAATATTCAATTTGGTCAGTCACATGTTTGAAATGTGAGATACCTTTAGATGAAATTGCAACATCATAATTGCCAGGAACCATTTTCAGGTTTTCTGTATTGAAAATCATTTTGAAAGTAGATGTAGTTTCACCAACTTTGATTGAGAAGTTATCGGACTCATTATTCTTAACATCTAGTGCAGAAATAGAAATGCTTGCGCCATCACCAACAACTGCAATGTTTGGGAGACCCAAGATGCCAGACAATTTCAATACTTGATTCATATCGTCTTTTGTCAGTCTAAAATTCACTTCGGAGTTTTCGATCTTTAACTCTTTTGCAGGCGGTGCTACAATCATAGACTCATCTGCAAGTCCGTATGTAGTTTTAGATGTGCCAGATTTAACTGTAAGATTGTTTGCATCAGTATTGATAACAATCTCAGGATCAGTTAAAGAACTGCAAAGAGACAAGAAACGATTCAAGTCATAGATGACAAAATCTTTTTCAAAGTTTTCTGTTACTGTAGCTTTGCCGAGTACGTTCTGTCCTTTAGAGATAGTTCGTACTACGGAGCCTTCTTTGAATTGCATACCAGCATTAATGGTAGCAAAGTTTTTAAGAACGTTAATTGTTGATTCGCTTAATTTCATTTTCATTTCCTTCATTTAAGTCATGTACGTATAGCATGATTATAGCATAGTGTAAAATTTTTAGCAAGTCTTTACGATTTCTTCCATCTTTCTTGCCATACCTTTGTGCATATTTCAGCACATTTCCAATACAGAATCCTTCACCATGTCCACCATCGATGATGAATTCTGTTGCTTGAAATTTATCACGGGAGTAATGTTGCCCGTATGTTGTATCAATATAAGACTTCAATTCTTTCAAAGTCTTATCTTCATTATAACGATAGTCAATCATTATACACTATTTCCTCTTTTTGAAACATTGTCACCTGCTGTTGGTGATGCATTGATAGCGGCTAATGCGGCTAACGAACCACCAAAGATATAAGTGCCAGCATGTTTCAAACGTAACCATGGAAGCAACCAAATCTTTCCACCAGCTTTACGCATCCACTGACAGAACATGTAATCTTCTGAGAGGTAACGTTTTGTGTCTGGGCAAATAACGCAATCAAAGTAAGCCATGATTTCTCTGCTACCATCAAAGTTTACTGTACGTGCATGATCTGGTTTGTAGCTTTGCATTGGGAATGCTTTGTCAAATTTCTCCAATGCAGTTCTCTTAATGAGCATGAATCCAGTACCACTTTCTTTCACTTGAACTGGCTCATCAAGTCGGAACGTTTGTGTGTCTTCTGCTGGATTAAAAACGTAGTCGCCAACAAACTCTTCCAATTGATTTGGATTTTGGTCTGCGAAACCTTTGTCTACTGCCGATTTGATTTTCTCCCAAGAAATTGCTTTCTTTGGATATGGACCACAAATAACATCCATGTCATCTCTAGAGATTGCATGATGCATCATAACAAAAATGTCTTGTGCTTCAAAATGAATATCGCTATCAATGAATAGCATGTAATCCATTTCACTTCGGACAAATTCATCTGTCAAGTAATTTCTAGCACGTTGCACTAGTGATTCATTGAAGATAAAGAATAGTCTCGCTTCAATTCCATATTTGGTACATAATACCATTAAGTCAGAAACTGCTTTAGTATAAGACCCGTGGCATTGTCCGCCATACATCGGTGTTGCAATAAACAGTTTTTTGGTTCTTAGTTTTTCAATATCAATTTCAAATTGCATATTTTCTCCATGTTGTTAAATTATCTTACACTATTATATATAAAAAAAGAGGCCACGTCAAGTGGCCTCTAAAGGCATATTTTCAATTATGCCAAGGAGATTTAGAACGGAACTTCATCCTTATTTGTTTCGGACTTCACTTCAGCCGTCGGATCGATACCAGCATCAATCTTACTGTACAAGTCAAGGAATGCAGTCTTTGTTTCACCATCGAAACGGTTGATACAGTACTTGATTGCTTCCATCTTATCATTGAAGATGGTGTATGCTTCAGCAATGTGAGACAGACGGCGAGTGGAAATCAATTCATCGATAGCACCTTCTTCGAAAGTCTTACGAATGATATCAGCCCACTTCACAAGATTTTCTGCAAATGCTTTGTCATCAATGTCAAGACTTGCAAACAACTTAGTCAAAATCTTGGTTTCGATTTTAACATCAGGATATTCTTGCTCAACTGTAATTGGGAAACGTTCGAGAAACGCATCATCAAGAATTGTGGCTGCCATGTAGCGACCAGATTCATCACCCTTACCTTTAGTGTTTGCGGTAGCGATAACGTTGAAACCCGTAACTGGCTCAACGAATTCACCAGTCTTCTTAACGAACAAACCTTTGCCTTCAAGCACACCTTGCAGACACATTAGTTTATTTGAACCACGATCAATTTCATCAAGAATCAAAACAGCACCAGACTTCATTGCTTGAACAACTGGACCGTCAAACCATTTTGTTTCTCCGTCAATCAAACGGAAACCACCAATCAAATCATCTTCATCGGTCTCTGGTGAAATATTTACACGGAGACATTCTGTTTTCAATTGGGCACAGGCTTGTTCGACCATGAAAGTCTTGCCGTTACCAGAGAGACCAGAAACGAATACTGGATAAAATTTCTTTGATGCAACAATGCGTTTCATGTTATCAAAGAAACCGAAAGGCACGTACAAAGAATTCACTTTAGGAATAATTGCACCCTCTTGCATACGTGCAACGGATGACATTTTTGCAATTGCTTTTGTAACAGGCGTTACAGTCGGTTCACTAATTGTCATAGGTTTAGATTTGACTAATGCGAGACCAGCCATGTTAATGTTGAATTCTTGAAGAGGCAATTGATACTTGCCACGTGCAACTCGATATTGTTTGCCCTCTAACCAAACTTGACGTTTCATCCCAGTTTCTTCAGAAAGTGTTACCAGTTGATCGTGGGTCACAACTTCACCAAAACGTTTTGCGGCTTCGGTGACAAATAAAATCTTTTCAGCTTTGGTAGTCATAATATAAAGGTTCTTTCAAGTAAAAATCAATTTCAATACTAGTAGTTTAACAGAGTATTTATGGAGAGTCAAGTGATTGTTTTTGGTTGTTGTTTTTATACAACATCAAGCAATTTCCTTGATTACTCTAGAAAGTAAAACACGGTTAGTCAAACGATTTTGGTTCATCTTTAAGAATGCACCTTTCAACTTACGTGCAGAAACATCTTTGCTTTCGCCAAGAATGTCTGATAGCGAATCATCATCGGTAGACAAATCATTGCCACCAGGAATCAGAAAATATTCTGAGTAGCCGTATCCGTTGACTGAAAAATACTTTTCATTACGGAATTGTTTGTATCCATCGTCTGTCATTATCATGTTGAAACGTGACATTGCATTTTGAAAGTAACGTTTGCTTTTTGGCAGAATGTAGAATCCAATCAAATTGCAACCAGTACGATCTTTTAGAATTTCCAATAACGTTGGCGTTACACCTTTGTCACTCACACGATAAGTTTTTGCGGAATCTTTATCTTCAATATAAGATACTGAACGATAGTCAGAAGGTCCGATTCTAGTACCGCGGTGATCGGCAGATGTAGTCCACAATGTGCTACTGTCTTCACCATCTGTCAAAAAGATAACATTCACAATTTCAGACCGAGTACGTTTACGGAAATCATTCACAACATTAGATGCCACTTGAATTGTTGCATTTAACGGAGTACCACCAAGACCCATACCCTCTTTGATATAACTTGCTTTATAATTTCTACGATAGTGCGAGTATGGCTGATATGCTTCTGCAACATTCAACAAATCATTTGCAAATTTGCGATACGTTTGGTTCTTCATACTGCTGGACAAAATGTTCAACAAAGAAAAATAATCAATTTCTAATCGATTCTCTTCAGTATCTACAATAGGACGATCTGATTTATCAATCAGGCTTTTTCGATACTCAGTACTGAAAGAGTAAACGTCAAAAGGAATATTCACTTTGCGGCAAAATGTTGCCATCGTAATTAACTGTTCAATTGTGCCAGTCATATTATCTTGCATTGAACCAGACCAGTCAAGGAACATTACAATGCCGTGATTCTTACCTTGTGCAACAGAACCAATCTTACGGAAGATATCGTCATTGAATTTGTAAGTATGCAATTTGTTAGTGTCAAGTGTACCAGTATCAGAGACTGTTACACGGCGCAACTCAGCCGCTTTCTTTTTCATTTCGAATTCTTTCACAAGATATGCAATAGCATTCTTATTTTTTGATTCGAATTTCATCAGCAGACTAGTATCATAACGGTCATGCTCTTTCACTTCATCATTATCATAAATTGATTCGTCAAAGAATTGCAACTCTTTGAAAGGAATAATATAATTCTTTAAATCAATTTTCTTTTGACTTGTAATCTTGCCAACATTAATTTCTTTCGTTTCTGCAAGACCTTTCAATGCTTGTTGAAATTTTTCATCCGTTACAGATTTGACTTCATCACCATATACTTTCAATTCTTTAGGCATTGCCTGTTCGAATGTCGGCTCATTAGAATAGCCATTGTCAAAACGTTCTTCTGATTCATAATCGCCATCTTCATCATCATCAGAACCAGAGCCAGAACTATTCGAATCTCCGTCATCATAGTCTTCGTTATCATCACCAAAACTATCTTCAGTATCATAATCTTCGCCATCGAATTCGCCATTCTCTTTGCGTCTTTCGAATTCTTCTTTAGCCTCTTGACGTTTTTGGTCTAACTCTGCTTTGCAAAAATCATACAAACGTTCGGTGATATCTTTCACTTGCTCAAAAGAATCTGCCGTTTCAACTTCGTTAACGTACATCATTTCTTCGGCATTGAATTTAATGCCTGCAATTGCACCAAGTTTAAAATGCAAATTGATTCTATCAATCAACATAAGTTCATTTACATCTTGACCTTTGATGCCAAAGAAATCACGTTCAGTAAATTGACGATATGCAATAGCCATAGGCTTACGCAAACCAGGATAACGATCCTTCATTCTACGTTCGACCCTTGCATCTTCAACAACATTTAAGAATGTAGAAAATGCAGAACCGCCAGCTTTAGCAGATTCAACGTATGATTGTGGTGTGTCTAATGCATGACCAACTTCATGACCAACCAAAAGGTCTGTCATTTCAGGTGTAGTGTCATTCATAATGGGAAGAGTAAGACGGCGATTCACGATATCGAATGATGCAGTTTGCACCTTGCGATACTCTACCGAAATATTCTCTGTAGCAAGTAACTTTGCTAGAGTGGATTTTGAAATTTGTGTTTTAAGCATGTATGTATCTTAACTCAGGTGGATTAAAATGTCAAGCGGTTTCTGCAACAGGCTGTTGCACAATGGCAACAGTCTTGGGACGGATGATAACTGTCTGTGGTACTTCAATATCGTTTTGTTTATAGTAGCGGTGCATTTTTACTGTAGCGGTAATTGTTGCAGTTTCACCTTCAGCAGGAAAATCTGCATTGCCGCTGAATACAATTACATTGCCATCTGCATCTTCGCAAATACGGAGAAGACTTCTGCCAGAATCAGCCCAGTAAAATTTGGGACGATCAATCACAATTGCTTTTTTAACTGTAAGAGTAACAGTAATCTTTTTCTTTTCGGTGCCAATGAATGTACGTGTTACGTTTTTCTCTGCCGCTTGTGCAATCCATTGTGCTTTACGTTCAGCTTGAGTGGTAATTGATTTGCGTACAGCAAGGACTTGTTTTTCTGTCAACTTACCATAAGTGTTCAACGAACCTAGAAGATTTGAATAGAAAGAATTTCTCTCAGAATTATCAACAAGGAATTGGACGATATCGCCAGCATCGGGATATGTCCTGTAGAACGTTTTGGTAGCATTGTTTATGATGTTGCGCTTGGTAGCGGCTTCATATGCGGCAGGATGTTCAATGTGTGACATAAATTCCTCTGTAATCTCAATCTATGTATACAGTATAGCATAGCAGGGATGAAAGTCAACGATTATTTGATGTAGTGTAGCGTCAAAACAACACATTTATGCAAAATAAAGGGGTTTTTCTCAAAAATAGAAGAAAAACCCCTTATGAATCAACCACTTACAGGGTCTGAAATAAAAAAATTCTATTAAATTGACTTTTCACCTTGCCAATTCGTAATAAGTTTCATTCCATAATTGTTAGTTTCATTCGGTATAATTATGTTTGGCTTCAATCTTAACTGATTGCTTTTAAATTGAGAGTAGTCAACGTAATGATGCCAACGATCATATCTCCAAACAACGCTAGAAACGTCTGAGTGAACATCGGCAAGCATTTGTGATTTTGCAATTGTGCCAGCTTCATTGTATTTTTTGCCTTTTGCATCAACTAATTTATCTGCTTTAATTGCTTCACCAGTTTCATCATCAAAGCCGACTTCAGCATGATAAAATTCTGAAGTATTGCCACCTTTGACAGTTTGAGTTGCGGCTTTACCTTGCATGAATACATTGAATTGAATTGTACAATCACCATCTTTAAGAACGTCAAGACTTAGAATTGTATCTTCATTGTAACGACCACGCCAACGATGTTTGCAAGCATTGTCAATTAAAAGACATGAATAGATTCGAGTGTTCTTCACAAAAGGTGGATACTTTTGATTTGGTGCAATGAAGAATCTATATTGCAGACCAGACACAGGAACGTTTTCAAATCTATCAATAAACTGTTCGCAGATATAGAAGAGTATGCCAGACTCTACACGAATTCGTTGGTTCTTATGTAGTCTATAGAAATCTGAAATGTTGTCATCCATCACCCAATGTTTTTCTGCACCAATAGATATCGAATGATCCCAAGCATAATTTCTTGCACGACCAGGACCGTCACCGTGATTTGAAAATGGTGCAACAATCAATGTAACCCATGGTCTAATATTGAATGTGTCTAGTGCATTTTCATATGGCGTTTCATCTTGAGGTTCAATAATAATGTAGTGTGGCACTTTCATTCTTGAAAGAGACCTTGAAGTAATCATTGAGTCGGCACGACCCTTTGATATGATATAAACTGGATGTTCAGGATTATGCATTCACTCTTCTCCATATTGTTGGTTTGTTATTCCACATTTTGCATAACACTTTTTCGTATCCATTCTCAATTAAGAACTTATTGAATATAGCAGAAATTTTTGATTGGTCTACAATTTTGTTTTCGTATTCATACGTCTTGAAGTGACCAATCGAATGTGTGTTAAATGCATTCGCAATAATAAAATACTTTGGCGATATTGCATCAATGATTTCTTTTACATGCTGAGTCGGGTTATGAATGTGTTCAAAGTATTCAGATGCAAAAACAAAATCTACATTGTGGTCTATCTCATGTACACTTTCAATCAGATTGAAATCGTGCTTCTTTGCCATGACTTCACATAACTTCCATTGCTTGGTGTTTTTCAAATTGATGCCGTATGCTTTTGCGTTAGGCAAAAGAGTTTTTATTGCACATGTACTATAACTGATTCCACAGCCAATGTCAACAAACGATGCAGAATTTTTAAGTAAATCATAAACAGATTCACCATTTGACATTGATGGCTTCAGCAATCGTTTGATGTAACTTCGACTGTATGTTCTGTAGCAATTGAAAATGTCTACAAAATAGTAATCATCATCATACACTTTAAATGCATCATCTAAATTGTTCTGATCTAGTTTTTCGTACCACTCAGAAGTCAGTCTACGAAAAAGAGAATCATCTCTCAACATCTTTTTAGCTTCGTTATGGTCAATATCAAAAATATTTCCATAATCGTTTAAAAATTTATCGAAAAGAATCAACGGCTTTTCGTTTAAGAATTCATTCTGAATCATCGACTACCCATCTGAGAAGAGAGTTTTGTGTTCTATCAAGTGCTGGATGCCAGATACTCTTTGTCTTGTTTGACAGATTTTGATTCACCAATTTAGCAAAATCTTTGTAATCCGATTCAGTTCTGAAATGCACATATAGTGTTTTATATGTCGGATTATCTTCTTGTTCAAACTCGGGCATACCTTTCCAAAGTTTCTTCCATTCTTTTTCACCTTGGTCAGAATACTTCTCTTTCTCATCTTCATCTAGATTCATGTGATCTAAAAGAGAAAGGGGTTTATCGTTTACTTTTTTCTCGCCAATCAAATTTTGATATTGAGATGATTCTTCAATTTTTGGTTTGCTCATTGTATCTACACTCATATTTGTTTTACAGTTATACCACATTTATTTAGGAAAACGACACCACTATCATCACGATAATCTTCACCATAGAATACTTCTTTGATGCCGCTTTGAAATATCATTTTAGCACAATCCATGCACGGAGAGCAAGTGATGAACATACTTGCGCCATCACCACTTTCGGTAGACTTTGCAAGTTTAGCAATGGCATTTGATTCTGCATGAAGAACTTCAGACCTTGTTTTTTTTACTATAGTGCCAGTGAAATCAGTATGTGTCATAATTTCACAATCATTGTCCCATCCACTTGGCATACCATTGTAACCGATTGAAATGATTCTATCATCTTTTACAACAACAGCACCAACTTGTTTACGTTTTGAAGTACTGAATTCTGCAAAGATTCTTGCAGTCTTCATGTATGCACCAAGATATTTCTCTTTAATCATTATCAAATTTTTCTGTTTGTTCAAAACGTTTCTCTTGAATCGTTTTTTCTTTCCATACTTTTCTAGGATTTGCACACATCACACAATTTGGATTTCCACAATCTAGTACATGATGTTTAGCTAATTGATGTGGCGATTCAACTGGTATATTATATGCTTTAGCAATTTTCAATTGCTTTCGTATTGCATTTTCATCTTTAAGGATTCGTTTAGATTTTTTAAATTTGTCTTCTTCGTTACTCATGTCCGACTCCTTTTGAATATTAAATTTTCTTTACCTTACGTTTTAAAATCATGCGTTTACGTATTGCTCTTTGTGTTTCATATTGTGACGCTATTTGAGTATACACTTTTCCAAGCATATGGTCAAATTCATGCAATGCAATTCGTGCAGTCATGCCAATAAACTTTTCAGTTCTTGTTTCACCATTCTCATCTTGAAAACGAATGCGTACAAAGTCTGGACGTTTAACATTTAAATATAACAAAGGAAAACTTAGACAACCTTCTTTCATTGAAAGTTCTCTATCTGATACATCAACAACTTTTGGATTGAATATTGCATATGGTTCATCTCCAGTTCTCATAACAAAAACACGATATGGCTGTCCGACTTGATTTGCTGACAATCCAAGACCATCACTCTTAACCATCTTATTGTGCAATGCTTGTGCAAACTCTTTAGGGTCAAATGGTGGATTATCAAAATCAAACACTTTACATTCTTGCAAAAGAATTGGTGATGTTTCTGGAACAAATTCAAGGTTCATGTGTTTCTCCTAATACGTAATTCTCTGCAAAGTTTTCTGCATCATCTACTCTCTCAAAAAATGCAACAAAATATGTGCCAAATTCATTTCTTGCTCTTACTTTATAGAAATTTTCATCAAAGAATATTTCCGCTAGTCTATCTAAATCTTGTCCAAAATACTGATTTAATATTTTCATTTTGCGACCCTTGAGAAGTTATTTACTTTTTCAAATTTAATCACATTGGCAAACTTGTCTTGTAGAACATCACCCTTGTGTGATATGACAAACAGATTGGAACCTTCAAGCATGTTTAGAATCTTCATCAAATCTTCTGTACCATTTGTGTCTAATGATGAATCAAAGATTTCATCAAGTATCAATATGTTTGTGCTGGCGCTGTTCTTCAGTTTGGCAACTGCTCTCCAGGTCAACATCAATGCCATATCAATACGTTGCTTCTCGCCTTCGCTGAATGATGCATACGTGAAGTCATCTCTGTGTCTAGACTTAATTGTTTCTTTGAAAGACTCATCAAGATTGAAGTTCACGAAAAACTCTAATGCCGCAAGATATTTGTTGACTAGCTTGTTGATTACTGGTATGTATTGCCGAATGATTTTCGTTTTGATACCTGTGTCTTTCAACAATGATATTGCAACTTCGTAATACAGACGTTCCTCTGAGAGTTCTTTGATTTCAGATTCTAACTCAGCAAGTTCCTGATGTAGTGTCTCTAGTTTGATTTCTTCAGTCTGCAAGTCATCTTTGACATGAGACAGTTTTTCGATTTCTTTCTTAAGACTTTCAATGTATCTAAGATTGGCTTTGATTTCGCTTTGTTCAAACGTCAACTGAGAGTTCTGTGCTTGAATTTCTTCAACAAAAATTTGAATGCCTTCATATCGGGTATTCAATAGATTGAGTTCTTCATCGACTTTTTTCAGCGCATCATTTACTTCTTCAATCTTTTTATTTCTCTCTTCAAGAATGTGCGCTTTGTACTCTTCATTAATCGCCTGCTTACATGTCGGACAATCATTGTTGTCGTGATAGAATGAAATGTCAGTATTGACTTTCTTAAGAGTCTTGTTCAGATTTAATTTGATAGCAGAAAACTTTGTCATCTTACCATCAACTTTGTCTTTGTCTGAAATCTGTACACACAAATCAGACAAATTTTGTTGTATCGTTGCACACTTGTTTTCGCTTTCAGTAACTAGATATTGTGTGTTTGCAATGTCTTGTTGCTTAGATGAAATTTGTGCTTGATTGCTCTTTTTCAAAGAATCAATGAATTGAATTTGATATTGAATCTTTTCACTCTTCAAGTCTACTGCATACTTTGTCTGAGAGTGTTTTTCTTTCAACAAAAAAAATTTGTCTTTGAGAACACCGTTCATGCGTGAGAAGATTTGAATGTCCAACAAGTCTTCAATGATAGAACGTCTATCACTTGCAGACAACTGCATGAATGGAGTAAATGACGCTGAACCCAAAACAACAATTTGAGTAAACGATTTGTAATTGAGTTTGAGAATGAATTTCTCTAGATGTTCTTGATAGTCTCTGACTGCGGCATCTTGATTGACTAAGTGTCCGTTGCAGTAAATCTCAAAGATATTTGGTTTGATACCACGTACAATCTTGTATGATTTGTTGCCAGTATCAAATTCAATTTCAACAACTGCATCTTTACCATTGATAGTATTTACAAGTTGACCCTTGTTGATATTACGAAATGGTTTACCAAACAGTACAAATGTCAATGCATCAAGCATAGTTGATTTGCCTGAACCATTAGAACCAACAATCAATGTAGTATTGTCGTTGTCTAACTTAAGATCAGTAAAAAAGTTGCCAGTGCTTAGGAAGTTTTTCCAACGTAAATTACGAAAAATTATCATATATTATTTAAATCCTGGTCCAGTAACCCAAATGACCAACGACTTTCTAATTCCTTTAGTTACTGGTTTAACTCTATGAACAACAAATGATGGAAATATAAGTATTTGGCCTCTTTTTAATGGAACATCTATTTCTTTAGAAAAAAATGTTGAAAAGTCTCCGCCCTCAAAATCTACTTCTGGAGTATTTAAAAGCATACTCATTGATAATTTTCTAGTTGAGTACACATCTTTGGAATGTTCGCCGTAAGCTATATCCGTGTGCCAATCATATTGGCCTGATTCTTTGGCATCATATTCCGCATATTGAAAATGATCGTATCCATTTATATCAAAATTATAAAACATCGAATTCACATATTCAAATACACCATTAAATTTTTCAAATACAAATTTTAGCTTTGGATCATTTGGAAAGTGATGTCCTATATTTGATATACGATGTTTTGGTCCAGTTTCTTCGGCAGGGGCAAGATCGGGTGAACCACCCGCAATTAAGGGCAATGATTTACAATGATTTTCGATAGTCGTCAATTCAGCTGGACTAAACGCTGGATCTAAAATCATCCATGGCCTCAATAATTTTCGGGATTCTGTATTATTACTGATACGTTTATATCCATAACTCATTCTATATTCTCCGTCGATAGTGCCTCAACATAAAGTTCACGCATCAATGTTTTAAGTTTATTTGGATCATTGATACTCAAACTTTGTGCATCAATGAATTTAGATAGAATCGACATTGTGTCTTCTGCTTGATTAACAATATCTTCATCTTCTTCTGTCTCATTAAATTCTGTAAAGTCTTCAACGATTGTAACATCGACTGGACTTACTTTATATATTTCATCAACTAACTTTTCAAATAAGTATGGGTCTTGTTTATTGACAACAACAACTTTCACATAAGCATTTGCATACTTAGAAAAATCCATCGCCTTCAAGTCTTCAATCTTTATACTGTTATCGTCATAGTGTACTTTATGAAACATCTTATTAGGATTATTTACATATTCAACTTTCATACTATCAGTATCTAAGATTGCAAATTTCTTTTGATCTTGATAGTCTGACCAAAAAAGTTCGTATGGAGTTCCCACATACGTGATGCCATCATGTTCGGAGAACGTATGATAATGTCCACTGAATACTCTATTATAGTTGCTTAGGAACTTATAGTCAATCCCATCGTGGCTATCTACGCCTCTGGACAATGGAAAGCCAGAAAGTTCAAAATGTCCCATGCACAATGAAGATGTACTGTTCTTAATGAATTCAAACGTTTCTGTTTCATTGCTTTTGCATATCCACGGTATCATATCGATTTTAATTCCATCGACTTCTAACGTGCCATGATTTTGCCACAAACGAACGTTATGATAGTCACGCAACAGCAAGTCTGGTGAATTAACTTCGAGACTTTCTTTCCAAAAGATATCGTGATTACCAATCAATGCATGAAGTGTGATGCCCGATTCAACGCATTTGTCAAAGAAGTATCTACGACTTTCCATTAGTGAATGAAAGTTGATGTACTTACGTCTATCAAATAAATCACCAAGCTGAATGATTGTTCTTACACCGCGCTCTGCTAATTGTGGAAAGAATATTTCATCATAAAATTTTTCATAGTAAGCGTGAAACGCTTTCGAGTCATTTCTAACACCAAAGTGCGTATCACCTAATAGACATATTCTCATACTTTTATTGACCTGTTGTACCTAAAGACTTATCAAGTATAACACAAATTGCAGTCAAATGCAAATCAAGAAGACGGGCTGGTATTTGTGTCTGCATTGTTGTTCTCCATAAATTCATCAAATACAGTATTGCCAGTAACTTTTTTCTTTCTAGGCTTTGCACTGGCAATCTTTTTATCTTTATTCACTTCGAATGCTTTGATAAAGTCACTAATGAATTCTTCACTATATGAATCATGCATTACTCCGTTTAGGCCTGAAGATACATACTCTTCACCATTATTCTCAATGAGAGATGTAATGATAAGATTGTCCATGCTCTTGTACTTGATGTACAAATGTTTTTTCTCTTTTTGAATTCTTCGCAAGAATGCATAGTAAATGATTTGGGTAAAGTATGCAAATGGATTTTTAGACTTCTCAGGATCAAAATTGTCAATGTACAGTAGACAGTTTTCAATGCCATCAGATACCATATCTTCTTTGAATGTATAGTTTGCAAAGTTTGGCTTACGTGCCAAGTGCGTTGCAATCTTAAACAAGCATTCACCGATGTACTCTGGTACTCTTGGGCGTTCTGCATTTGTTGCTTCTGCCTCTTTAACAGCCGCACGAAAGACAACCATCTTTTCTAAGAAATGTTCGTTGTTTACGTAGTGTTTTACTTTTGTTGGTTTTTCAGTAGTGGTAGTAATGCTCATGTTTCACCTCAATTGGTTGACAAACACTTGACAATGAGTTATCATTGCTGTGTGATGCTTGATAAAGACTTAATGTAATATATGATTGTTAGATGAAGTCATCTCTGATCTCAGTCTCTCAATCTCCTCTTTAATTTCAGACACTCTGCTGTCTGACTGAATTTCAATCTCACTATTCTCAATAGATTCAAATTCTTTATACGTTTCACCATATACTCTTACGATCTCAGATGTTGCTTCAGACACCGAAACAATACTCTGTTTAAATATTCTAGCAGGCAAATCAAAATCACTAAGTGGATCCCACTTCATCATAGATAAACTAAACATATGACTATCAGAAATCTTAGGAACAAGAACAACTTTCATAGGACGATGAACTTCAATGAAATTTCTACCTTCTTCAACAACATTTCCAATAATTGTATCACCGTTTACAAGTTTTAATAATTTGCAAAGCATTATTCTTCCTTTAAGTTTAAAGTGTAAATTTTATATTCAAACTTTTCATCATTATAGATTTTCATTCTTTCGATAAAATGTTCTAACGTAAAATTCTTTCTACTCTTGTGTGTCATGTCATCTGATATGTCATATAGAATAGCTTCTTTCTTGTTATCACCCAAACGCAATCCTCGACCAATAGACTGTAGTGTTCTAATCTTACTCTTGCTCGGTGAAGCAAAAATAACATTGTGTAGATTACGAATATTAATACCTGTAGAAAATGTTCCGTATGATGCTACGATGATTGCATTTTCTTCATTCTCAGTAATTCTACGAACTTCTTCTCGCTCATCTACGCCAACCGCACCATGAATAAAGAATACAGGTCTATTTTCTTCTACTGCGTCCTTAATCATATTATACAATATTCTGCCATGTTTGTCAACAAATTGATAAAGTAAAAGTGTGTTACCTTCTAAACTCAGAGTCAAATTTCTAATGAATCTATTACGTGATGGCTTACCTATAATATAATTTATTTCATCTTGATATTTAAAATTCTTACCTAGCTTGCATGATTCTTCGTTGTGCTTAAGCACTAACGCTTTAATTCTAAACTTCGATAATCGTCCAGAGTCAATCAATTCTTTTGTTGTTGTTATCTGTTTGACTTTACCGAACAAACCTTCTAATACTAATCTATGTGTCTGTGTGCCATCTAGTGTACCTGTCAGACCAAATCTATACTTACATTCTGTTAGTTTTGTTAGAATCGATATCAACGACTTCGCTTTAAACAAATGCGCTTCATCTCCAACAACTAATTCAAATTCTTCGAACCATTCTTTTGGCATCTTGTAAATTGACTGCCATGTAGATATGACAATGGGACAATCAGTTTGTTTGCTTGCACCCGACATAATCTGGTGTATGTATTTATCACTCTCAAATCCATAGTCCTCAAAGTCTTTGTATAGCTGTGCGACAAGTGAGATTGTGGGAACAATGATAAGAGTCTTGCAATTTAAATATCTCGCAATGAGATATATGATGAGTGACTTGCCCGATGCTGTGGGTGATACTAATAAGTTTCTTCTACTGCGTACTGCATGAATGAATGCATCTATTTGATAGTCTCTCACTTCAAATTGTATGCCTAGAGTATCAATGAAGTCTTTTGCTTCTGCTACAGAAAATTCATCATACGTTTCTACTGATTCATCAAATTCAATTTCATACTCACGCTCTTTAGCAAACTTCTCTAAGTGTGGAATTAGACCATAATAGATTTGTCTACTCTGTGAATTGAAGAGGCGTATCTTTCCATCCCATATTTTATTTCTAAATGCGGGCATGAATTTGTAGCCGGGAACGTAGAACGTGAAGTATTCATTCAACTCCATTGCATCGGAGTTCTCACACTTGATGTGTGCGTAGACTTCATCTACTTTTGAGATATAGAGTTTATTGTACACCTTGCGTAAACTT